AGACGGCACTGTTAAATCGGTGGTCCACAAGATGCGCGGCAAGATCACGGTGATCGACTCTGGCACCTGGCAGCCGGGCCAAATGGCGCCCATGGCCGTCACTGTCCGCCTGAACTACTACAGCCTAGAGCATGACGGCCAGCTGGTGCACGAAATCGATGTGCGCAACATGGTTCGCACAATTAACGGCACTGACCGGCTGGCGGAAATCCGCTCGGCTCTGGGAATTTAACCGCGCAGGCCACCACCCAACACTGGAAAACTATACCCATGTCTGAGAAAAAAAATCCCGATTACCTGACGGAAACCAGCGACGGCTTCTTGATCGATCTGGCTACGCCCATCGACATCGATGGAGCCCAAGCAAGCCAGGTCAACATGCGAGAGCCGACCGTGCAGGATCAGCTGGATGTGCAGGCCATCAAGGCCAGTGAGGCTCACCGGGAAGTGACGCTGATGGCCAACCTCTGCAGCCTGGCGCCGGATCAAATCAAAGCCATGACGATGCGCAACTATCGCAGGCTGCAAGGCGCCCTTGAGGTTTTTACCGAGTAAGAGCTGAAGACCTACGAAGCGGCGTGTTGGCTCTCGCGTCCCACACCGGCTGGTCGCTGGCGGACATCACCGCATTAAGAACCGGCCAATTATTTTGGTGGCTAGACGGACTACCCAAAAACGATGGCAAATAAGCGGCTTAATGCAAAGATTACCATCGGCGGGGGCGTTGGCCGCACCCTGACAAAAGGCCTGACTTCGACGACGGCCAGGCTCGGCGAGGTGGGCGAATCCATCCGCACCGTAGAGCGCCGGCAGAAGACCCTCGGAAAATCCATTGGCACCTTTGGACGTATGGGTAAAAACGTCGATGGTCTTCGCCGTGAATACGGACAGCTAACCGGGCAAATGGAAAGGCTCCGCCGGACGCAGGAGCAGCTTTTAAGGGTCGAAAGAGCCAGGGCCAGGGTATCTGGCTCCTACTCAAACTTCACAGGAGAAGTTGGCAAGTCGGTTCGCACTCTTCGCACCGCTTCGATTGTGGCTATCGGTGTTGGCGGGTCCATGGTCGCCCTCACTAGCAAGGTAGCCACAGCGGGCGATGAAGTTGCAAAAACCAGTCGCGCCATCGGCTTTAACGCCCAGTCTTTCCAAAAATATCAATTTGCAGCCGAGCGCGTAGGCGTTGCCCAGGGCACGTTTAACCAGTCGCTAACAGCATTCGGCAAGCGGCTAGGCGAACTAAAAACCCGTGGCAGTGGCGCGCTGGCCACTCAGCTCAAAGAAATGAACCCCGCACTGTACGAGACTCTAAAAGCAACGGAATCCACAGAAGCGGCTTTTGGGATCTACATTCAGGCGATGCGCGAGTCTACCGACGCTTCCGAGCGCAACGCGATGGCCTCCGCTGCATTCAGCCGTGCCGGCCTAAAAATGGGCCTGATCGCACAAACCTCGTCCGAGGAAATCGAGCGCCTTAAAGAGCGGGCCGAAGAGTTGGGTTACGTGCTGGGCGATAAAGACCTGGCAGCTGCCGAGAAATTCACGGATGAAATGACCAACATGCAGACAGCACTCGGTGGCGTAGGGCGCTTGGTTGGCGCGGAGCTGATGCCGGTGTTGTCGAAGTTCTTTAATCGCTTTACCGCCTTTGTGATCGAAAACCGCGAAAGCATTTCCGTTTGGGCAAAAACTATCGCTGAGAAAACAGAAGCGGCCCTGCCCTCAATCATCAAAGCGGCTACAGGTATTGGTCAAGCGTTAATGGCCGCGGGGCGGTTGACCGGCAAGCTGGCGACCCTCGTGGGCGGTTTCGATAATCTGGCCATTATTATGGTCGGGCTGAAATTCGCTCCTTTAATTATCAGCTCAATAAAGCTGGTAGGCGCATTGGGATCGATGGCAACAGCTATGCCTATGGTGGCGGCGGGTATCAAGGCCGTTGGTCTTGCCCTAACCACCAACCCGATCGGCATCATAGTGATGGCAATCGCCGGCGCGGCGTTTCTGATTTACAAATACTGGGAGCCCATAAAAGGTTTTTTCTTGGGCCTTTGGGAAGGCGTAAAAGGTATTTTCAGTAGCGCAATGGACGGCGTAAAAGCAGTTCTTTCATGGACGCCGTTAGGCCTGATCATAAACAACTGGAGCGCGATCACCGGGTTTTTCAGTAACATCTGGTCCGGCATTAAAGGCCTGGCAGGCGCCGCCATTGATGGCATAAAGAGCATTCTCAGCTGGACGCCCCTCGGTTTAATTGTTGACAACTGGAGCGGTATCACCGATTTCATCGGCGGGCTATGGGATAACGTCACTAACATGACAAAGAAAGCTGTGGACTGGGTGAGCAGCAAACTTGAGTGGGTTGGTAAGACGGCCAAAAAGGTGACAAGTTTCTTTGGCTTTGGGGACTCGGCTGACGAACCGGCAGAAAGCGAGCAAGTCACAACCCAGACATCGCGCTGGCGGACACCTGGCGCTGTCATTGCAAGAGCGGAAGCCCCGCGACCCGTCGTTCAGCCAGTGCGGGCCCGCGAGGCTGCTGCGTCGCAAAGCACCACAAACAACCGAACCAGCAATCAGCGTGGCGGAGACACCTTTCAGATCACCATCAGTCAAAATGTCGGTGAAGATCCCGAAACCCTCGCTAGACGAGTCGCCCGTCTCATTCAGCAGCAGCGCAGAGAGGCCGAATCTGGCGCGCTTTATGACCAGCCCGCAGGAGCCTGAACATGGCAGACGTAATGATGAAGCTCGGCAGGTTCACGTTTAGCGTAGACACTGCCGCATACCAGGAGCTTTCTCGAAGTAGTGAATACCGCTGGGCCTCACAGGATCGTATTGGCCAGCGTCCAGCGCTTCAAGCTGTCGGCCCTGGCGCTGAAACCATTAACCTCAGCGGGGCTGTCTATCCTGCCCATAGAGCGGGTACGGCCCAGCTCAACGACATGAGGGAAGAAGCGGGCCGTATGCAGCCTTTAATCCTTGTCGACGGCCGCGGCTTTGTGCATGGCCGCTGGGCTATCGAACGAGTTGAAGAGGGCCAGTCTACTTTCACTCGCGGTGGCGCACCGCTAAAGCAGACCTTCCGGTTGCAGCTGAGGAAGTACGACGATGGCATTTAAATACACGACAAAGGCCGGTGACACCGTTGATTACATAGCGTGGCGACATTACGGCAGGCAAGACGGCCATATTGTTGAGCTGCTTCTGACAGCCAACCCTGGGCTGGCGGATAATGGCCCACTACTTCCATCTGGGTTCACCGTCAACTTGCCTGCCATGCCAGAGCCAGAAAAGCAGAACGGGTTACGCTTGTGGGATTAACGCCGGCATTCCGAATTACCGCTAATAGCAGCGACATTACCGCCCTGATTCGTGAGCGCTTCCGATCGCTGACCATTAACGACAGCGCCGGCATTAAATCTGACAGTCTTTCCATCACGCTGGCGGACAACAACCCGCTCCAGCCAATATCAATACCCAATACTGGCGCAGAGCTTGAAGTGTGGATTGGCTACGACCGGCAAGCCGTAAAGATGGGACTCTACATCGTTGACGAGGTAGAGCTGTCTGGCCCGCCTGGGGTCATGATGATTCGAGCCAAGGCTGCACCCCAAACAAAAAGCCCTGCCGGAAAGTCTGCCCTTCAAACTCAGAAATGGCGGTCATGGGATGCTGGTTTAACGCTAGGCGACTTGGTATCAACCATCGCGCAAGAGCATGGTTTAGATCCGGCCGTGCCTGCCGATCTGGCTGCCCAAGAGCTGCCCCACTATGACCAAGTTGGCGAATCCGACATCAACCTGCTCACCCGTGCCGTAAAAAACTACGACGCCTTTGCAAAGCCCGCTAATGGAAAATTGCTGGTAGCACGCAAGGCGATGTCAGAAGCCGTGTCCGGACAGCCGCTACCCGTCGTAACTGTAAATGCCAGTGAGCTAACCGACTGGTCTCTCACTATTCAGGAGCGCGAAAGCTACCAAAGCGTAACCGCTACCTGGTACGACCAAGATGCAGCCGAAGAGAGACCCGTGACAGCTGGCCAGGGCGAACCCATCAAAGCGTTGCGGCACAGCTATAAAAGCGAAGCAGAAGCTCAGGCAGCCACGAAATCTGAGCTCAATGGAAAAGCCCGGGGCAAATCCAGCATTACTTTTTCAATGCCAGGTCGAACAGACGTGATTGCAGAAGCCCGCTTGCAGCTCACAGGTTTGCGCCCTGGCGTCAATCAGGAATGGCTCATCACCAAGGCTACACATACGATTGACAGTAGCGGTTATCGGGTTTCAGGATCAGCTGAATTGCCGCTGTAATATACAGCGGCAACCCATTGATTGCGCTCTTATGCGCTGCCTGCGTTCTATGCGCCATTTTTAAGCCCATTTTATTGATTTATGGCGCTTTTTCTATGATGCACTATCGCCTTGACATGGCAGAGGTCGGCAGTTCAAATCTGCCTGGTCCTACCATATTTTCAATGACTTGCACGACCTCGCAAAACCCCGTTGTAAAATTGTTGTAATACTGTTGTAAAACGTTTCACTTATACAGTATCGATTTCAGGCTCAATTCAGCCGCCACCGTCATCCATTTTTGTTCGTGCCCTGCCTGGTAATACGCGGTCATTTTCTCGTCACTGTGAGCCATCAGCGCTTGCACATACCCCTGACTGTACCCTGCTTTTTCGTAGAGCCATGAGCCCAAAGATCGGATCTCGTGAAACGTTGGCCGCTGCTCTTTCGGCATATTGTTAAACAAACCGGTCTGATCCCTAAGCGTGCGGAATTGCTCGGTGAAGTTGTTGGCCATCAATTGGGTCCAATGTTCGCGGCCCCCTGCCCTTACCCTGCGCGTTGGCGTTCGGTGCACAACAAAGGGACTGACCACATCGTCGCGTGACCGGCTAATAATGTCCCGGATCTCCGGCGTGACTGGGATGCGCAAGTGCGCCCATTCGTTCTTTTTCGTTTTTTGCCGCGTGATGTAAAGTGCGCCATCCGTTTCGTCCGAGTACTTCAGGTGGATGACCTCATGCCTGCCCTGCAGCGTGACCACGGCCAACTCCATTGCGATCTGCATCCACCGCGGTGCGATCGCGTGAATAGCCCGATACTGTTCCAGGTTCATGCGCTGGCGGTCTTTGCCGTAATCGGTTTTTGAATACGTGACCTCGGCCGGGTTGTCGCGCTCTGACGGGTACCAGCCTTTGGTTTTCGCAAACCGGAATAGGTCAGCCAGGGCCCCGCGATGCTTCACATAGCTATCGCGCTTAAAATTGTCGCTCAGGTATTCAGCCACCGTACGCACATCGATATCCAGCACAGCTAAACGGCCCAGATCCTTTTCAAAACGCTTTAACCGGTATTCCTTATTCTGCAGCGTGGCCGGAGCCAGCTGCTGCGCCTCGATCACGTCGGTGCGATACGCTTTAATCAGTGCCGCTACGTTATGGCCTGCTGTGCCCATCACCTCCCCAACCAAGTCACCAACTGCCATTAGCCGGGAATTCAGCACTCGGGCCGCAGCATTGGCTTTCTGGCGATTCGTGCCCATGCCGTGGCGCTTGCCTGTCTGCGGGTGCCGGTAGCTGAAATAAGTCACGCCGCGCAGCTCGCTTGCGTACAGATTCGGCTCTAGCCCATGGTTACGCCTAAGACGCTTTCGCGGTGCCATTCAATATGTCATCCACAAGTGGGTTGCCGGTTTGTTGCACTTCCGCCTCGATGTCCACAAACCATTTCTTGCCGCGCTTCACCGCCGGTATGTCGCCCATGGCTGCCCAGTGCTGACACGTTCGCAGCGGCGGCGGTGATCCGGCGAAGCGCTGAACGCGCCATTCTGATAGTTCCATTAATTTACCCATCATTGCCACCTCCTGCCTGCCATTCATCATGAGCATCTTGAACTTTCTGGAACTGTGCGGCCGTGCCGCCATAGTCTGGGTGAGCTGCTTTCCGGGCTCGGGCGTAAGCTACTTTCACAACCGCTGGACCAGCATCCGGAGCGCACCCCAGCACGTCATGCCAGTTCGGTACCGGCTGATGCTCTAGTGCAACAAAGCCCGCAAAGTGCGCCCGGACATCGCCCACACCCCAGCGCTCAATACCGCGCATAGCACTCAGGTGTGCGGCAATCGCCGCCATGTTGTCTGGAGCCCGATCCCACGTGTCACACGGCAGGCAGTACGCTTCACCATCCAGCTCGAAATAAACCGCCACACCGGGATCGTCTGGCATGCGTCGCCCGCTTGCTGGTAAGCCGTCACGCCTAAGTGGAACATCGGAACTGATAACCACTTGGTTCGGGTCAATGCGCCAGGTGCGCCCAGTCCGAGTGAACGAACCAATCTCAGACAGTATCCGATCACGGCCACCGGCGATGGTCAGCGGTTGCCCGTCACGATGGAATCTTGCCGGCTGGCGGTCACCCTGCACAGTGCGTGGGAAGTTGGTCGGCCAGTGCAGAGGGTATGCGTCAACGGTCATCGCTACCTCCCGCCTTGTCGGCCACAATTTCGCAGTCATCATCATGCCCACACTCAGTGCACTGCTCGCAATTTTCACAAAGCGGCCAGCGACCTTCGTATTCTGCTTTACTGCACAAAGCACAGCGCTGATCGCCTTCCATTACCCATAACATATCTCGGTAAACAGACTCGTCTTGAACAACGTGAGCATCCGTTCGTCCTATTTTTTTAAACAAATGGTCATGCTCAGGCGCTCGAATAACCCGTGCATTCATATACTCCCCTTCGCACTCGTCCGAGAGGTCGCTATATTTCCACAGGATTCTCTTTGCTTCCTTTCCGTTCGCTGCAAAGCAAGCGGCGACAAAATCAAAGTCACCTGGATAAGTTGAGCCTCCGATATAGCATTTCATTGAACGTCTCCCGCCTTGTTGGCCTCGGCGTGCCGTGCCCGTTCAAGCTCATGCCTCATTAAATTAAGGGCGCTCTCCATCCTGAATACCTGAGCCCTGAGCAATTTATTACTGTCAGCGACCACGGCAAATGCTTCTTTTGCGCCTTCTTCTTCTAACTCAAGCTTAGAAACTCGCGCCCGTACACGTTTCAGCTCAGCGTGCAGATCTTGGACCAGCCGGTGGGTTCCCATGATGATGCACATGGGCTGACCAGGCAGTTCCATGAGCCTAAACTGATCGACCCTCTCGTCAAGATCGTGGTTATCGTTGCTCATGATTCTTTCTCCTCAGCACAGCCTTTATGGATTAGTCCAACCATGCCGTGGGCTGAAAAAATGCTTATCTCTTCGTAATTTAAAATTGGCTTATCGCATAATGGGCATAGGGACATATCGTCTGTCTCAATGCTTCCAGTTAGATCAATCATGATTCCATCCAATAGCAAAACATAAGGCGTCATTAATTTGATTAATCAATG